AACCAGGATACATTTGGCTCGAAAACGCAAGAACGACGGGCAGATTCAAGGACGACGACAGAGACGACGCAGCGTCCAATGAGGTTCTCAATGTCAACGATGTCCACGGATGTGAGCAAGTCTCCTTCTCTCGCAGATAGGAGGTTTGTGAGACTATCGTGTAGTTCTATCAGAGGTCCAGCGCCTGCTGATGTGCCGCCGAAACCCTTTATCGGTTGTCCTGCTGGGCGTATCAGAGAATAGTCAAACTTTGGGACTTGGGCTCCGAGCAGAAAGCCGTCAAGGAGTAGTCTTACTGAGTTTACCCAGCCTTCTCTACTGTCGCTGATGACGTGAATGTCTTCTTCGTATTTTGGGCTGCGGACGGTTAGAGTTTCTGCTCCGAGAGTATCAAAGCCAACTCCGATGCCTACCATTAGGGCGTCCATCATCCAAGCGAAGATGTATCCGCCCTTTGTTGATAGTTCTCGGGTTGAGCGGAAGGCGCAGTTGAAAAGCCCTGCTGCTGTTCGCTCTTCGACGAACTTGGTGCCCATCATCCAGAGCCCTCGTCCAGGTGGTGTCCATTTTAGGTGAAATAGTCTGTCGTAGGCGTCTTTAGCTGTGCGCTGTGCCTTTGAGTCGTTCCATTCCAGCCCCAAACGCACAACGTGCTCTTTCTGAGTGTTAAACATACCCTCCACAACTCTCCGGCATGTCTGGTACCACTCTTCTGAGCCTGTAGCATCTGGATCGAATTCACTAAGTCGGCGGGAGTAAGTGCGCTTGTAGGTAACGTACCCAACAGGGCCCCAAGGCACATTTTTATCTTTGTAGGGGTCGACAAACGAATCGGATAATCTGAATTTACGTGTATTGGCTAGTGTTCTCATTCTCTTATTTCCTTCTTAGTTTTGTGTATTTTTGTCGCAACAATGTTTGTTGTTGCTTTACCCCAAGTGGCGCTTGTGTAGGCATGCTCCCAACAGCCGCAGTTGTGGTCTGTGGGAGTATTTTTATTTTTACATTCGAGGTGTCCATGAAAATCGGATAGATAATGCCATCTGGTCCGTTTCTGTTTTTCGCAATGAACATCTTACCCTGATTGTTTTGTTTATCTTCGATTGTTCTCGAAATAGAAAAGATAAAATCGGCTACAAAACATTTATTAAATGCTTCCGAAATCTGTTCCATCGTAATGACCTCTGCGCTCAGTCCTGAACGATTGGTTTGTGAAGCTGTCCAGATAGGACATTTAAACTCTGTTGACAAACCTCTTAGGTCTTCATAAATAGATTCGAGTTCGTTTCTTTTCTCTTTTCTTACAACAACTGGCTTCAAAAGATCGGCATAATCTACAATAACAAGCCCGGGCTTAATGCCGCGCTTTATTAGGCGAGATAAATGAGAGCGGATCGTATTAGTTGTAGCTGATTTAGTAGGATATTCCTTAACAATTAAAGAGCCGTCAATGTCTCCGATGGCTTCGTAAATCTCCTCTTTAAAGTTTATGATATCGCTGAGTGGATACCCCGTTAAACAACTATCATATCTGCTTGCAACCACAGTATCTTGTAATTCGAGAGTATAGTGTACAACTGTTTTCCCCTCCTTAATAGCTTGGGTCCCCAAGTGAACGAGCACCATGCTCTTGCCCGCACCAGTGGGAGCGATCACCACTCCTAGCTCACTCTTGCCGAGTCCACCGCCCGTTATTGAGTCAATTTCTGGCCAACCAGTCGTAACGGGGTTTCGATATTTGGGCACAAATCTCGCTTCGAAGTCTTTAAGATAATCGTATCCAAAATTAGTATCAGAGCCAAGCTTAAGCGCATTATTAATGACTGTGGAGATTTCGTCAAAGGAGCATTTTTGGAGGAGTCCAACTGACTCCATCATTGCTTCTTTTAGATTTTGCTTCCGACAAAAGTCAAGCGCAGTTTCTTTAATGTACTTTATATCAGTTAATTCTTTGGTATGAATTTTTGCAAAGTATTCGCGAGTTTGCGATTGTACAACCTCATCTTCGTTGTCCATTTCTGTTCTTAACAAAACCAGCATGATATCGACAGAGGGATGAGTTTCATATTTCTCGCGATAGTCAACGATTAAGGTCGTAAACAGGCGTAAATATTCCAATTCTATAAACTGTATATCCAGCACTTCTGTGATCTGGTCCGCAAAGGGCCGATCTTCAAAAATAAGCTGAACGAGCCCTTCTTGAAATGCCTTTCCGTACCTGCTAAAATCAACCCTATCGTCTCGCATTTATTCCCTCACTGTTGTATAATATATAACTCAATAATTCCTCGAAGTCAAGTAAAAAATAAGTTTTATACTCCACCAGTTGTATTAGTGCATCCCTTGCGAACTTTATTCAACCCGGCACGGAGATCTTCCCAATTTAATTCGCCGAAGCCATCCTCTCTCATCATCCTAATAACATCCGTCCTGTTAAAGTCGCACTCAAAGTTTTCAATAGAATATCGTACATGATCTTTACCCTGCACCGATAATTGGGGTGCATATAGCTGCATCATCTTGTAGTTGTGCTCAATGAGTTTTCGGTTCTCTGTGATATTGTTAAAGATTTTAAGTTTCGCACTCGTCTTCTCGCAGAATTCAATAACATCATCAATTGTGTAAATCTTTGAATCTGACAAAAAGTTCAAGCGTTTACTCACCGTCGCAAAGCCAGCCCCTTTAACACCCGGAAGATTATCACTAGTGTCGCCAACAATTGCGCGTGCTAGCGCCATATTGACAGGGTGAACGCCGGTCTTCTCAATAATACTTTTCTTATTGAGGATCTCGTTCTGGGTGGGGCGCCAGAGAATTGTTTCGTCGTCGCACAACTGCATAAAGTCTTTGTCATTTGAAACGACGATCTTTTGCCAACCCTTATACTCTGGCATCTGAGTGATAAAAGCAATCACATCATCAGCCTCTACCTCTGGGAGCATAAACTGGATAATCGGCATATTGTTAAAATATTCTATGAGGCGTGTTTGTTGCCACATCTTATTTTGCAGTTCTTCGTCGTCTGTGAGGTTGTGGAAAGCTCGGTTTAGCCGAATGGGTTTCCGTCCTGCCTTGTAGTTCTTGTCTACGCTCTTGCGCTTGCGAGAGCCGTTTGGTCCGTCCCAAACGATAACGATTTGATCCGGGCTTGTCTCGCGAACGTGTCGTTGCAAGATCTTAATGAACCCCTTGATTCCGCCGATCGGATCTCCGTTCGTTGAAAGGCTCGGGTCAACTATGTATGCCCTCAAATATGCGTTCAAAGCATCAAAAATTAATATTCGTTTCTTAGTTGTACTAGTATTCGTCATAGCACACCCCCAATTGTAAATCCATTAAATCCACACTCCATAACAGATTGCTCCCCTCATCATCAAGTTGCGCTTGGTCGATCATCATAATAGCGGACGAGTCATCTATCAGCATGACGGGTAGATAACCAACCCCCCAACCTAAAGACAAACCCATAACTATCAGTAAAACTGTTTTCATTCTTCCTCCTATTATTAATATAGCATGAACGAATGGTGCTGTCAAGGAGTTTATTCTATATCATTGCTCGGTGTGCCGGCGCCAACCTTCCATAACTCATGTTGTAAGAAGGCTTCCAGCTCATCGGCAGATTCTAAATTAAACCTGCGAGCGACTTCCAAGGTATTTTCCGGAGAGATAGACGCGATATCTCTAATCTGCGCGACTCTCTCCACAACCGCTTCAGCGTAGACGTCATAGGCAACAGACCATGAAGGTGGGAGAATTGGGTTGCCATCAACCATCCTGAACGTCTCGTTGCCGGAGCCCGAAAGCCACTTGCCGGTGTCGCCGAATAATTGATTTCGGAGGTACACCACTCCTTGAGGACCATCGTCTTCTAGTTGGGCCTGTACCTGCGCCCTGTAGTCTTCGGCTGTTAGCTGATTTAAGGGCATTACATCGCCTGGAAGCACCTCATACGCCATAAAGGGGCGATTCTCTATGTTTCCGCCGGAGAGGACGGTCAACAACCCACTGACGGGTGCCGCTATGGGAGTGCGATTGTCGTATTGAGACCAAGCGAGCCGGGTGGACTCATCATTTGAAAGATCATTATACTCTGCCGGCAACTCTCCAAAGTCAGCGCCAAAGCGAGCATCGCGAGCTTGTTGTGCTGCAGCATCTTCTTCTGCTTGCTGTGTGGCTATCTCTGTGTTATGCTTGGATGCTAGAGATTGTCCGGCTTTGACGCCGGCAACGGGGGCACCAAGCAAGGCGAGCGCAGTGGCGATTGGAATGCCTTTCCTCCTGGCGAAGGCTTTTATCTTATCCCACTGGGGTCCTTCTTCAAGCAATCCTGCTTTTTCGAGCATCGCTGTGATCTGTTTATCGAAGAGTAGGTCTGTCTTCTCGTCCGCCACCTGCGGGGCTGACTCATTTAAGTATCCACGCCAAGATTCCATTATAAGTTTCATGATAATAAATAGTCCTAATCGGCGGTTTCTTCTGTTTTCGCGGCGTTTTTACTCCTGGAGATCAGCTGCACATCGTTCGCTTCCTTTCTAATTATCTCACCCTTATGGAGAACACTCACGATCTTTTCCCAAGTGTGATATTCTGCAGCAACAACTCCGCCCTCTTCCCACCACTCTTCCCATTCGGGCGGGCCGAAGCGTTGGTGTGGCATAAGTCTTCTAAATCTTACCCTTACCAGATCGCCAAGTCTCATCTCTATCCCTAAAAGGTATTTTATTCGGCGTCTATGAAGACAGGTCGGGTTTTAAGATTTTTAGTTCCAAACGCCTTGTTGGAAAATAATATAGCGTCACCGAGATCATCAAATGGTCCATAGATGTTATCAGCGGTAAGATCGATGACATAACTATTATCATCTTGCGCTAAATAAACGCTTATGTCTTTATTCCTTGAAGAGATTCCATTGAATATGAAGTCTTCAGATTTAGCCAATCCAGCGGAACGAGTCTCTTCTGAGTGGACATATTCATTAGCGTCATTAGAAAGCATGTGCTTGTTTCTAAGTTTTTTTCTTTTTGTTGCGATGCTCATTATTATTTCCTTTACTTGTCTCGGAGTTGTTTTTGTTCGTAAGCGTTTTTGAATCCTAACTCTTCCGCCCACTTCTCTTCTCTTGTCTGGATGTTTACGAGAACATCTTCGGGAGTGTTTGGGTTCTTCTCCACTGCTTTTCTCACTGTGTAAAAACCGAATGAGAGTTCTTCATCATTGGCGAGTTCTCGCAGTATCTCAACAGGTGTTGATGGATGCTCTGCTATGCTATTCCGAACGCCCCATTTCTTTGATTTGGAGTAGTCCTCAATAAAGTCAAGGGGCAGTCTTGGGTGCTTTGCTACGACACTCACTCCCCATCCGTCGTCCTCTGCCACTTTGCGAATGACTGCTTCCGTTAGTCCGTCGCCTTCGTTCTTCATCACATACTGGAGTTGCTTTGGATGAGTCGGGTTTTCTACGATGCGGAGGAGCATACTTTCGGGTGTGCTTGGATTTAGTGCAACCGCTTTTTCTATCTCCTCTCTCGTTGTATCCCACTGGTTTTCATCTATGTGTTCGGAGACTATAAGAAATAACTCTTCCAGCATTTCAATAGGGATAGAGGGATTGCTCGCCAATGCTGCTTTCATGTGTTTATTGTTAGATTTTCCTTTGCTCGTATACAACCATTTGAGAGTGTCAGGACGAGTGCTTGGGTTTGAGGCAACAGCGTAGCGAACTGGGTGATGCGAATCTCTCGCCAATGTGTCTAAAACAGAAGGTTCGGCGTCTGGATGTCCTGCGTATCCCATCCTACCATTTGCTGTTCTTCTGACATCCTTCCACTCTTTGAGTTCGCCTGCTCTTGGGTTCTTCTCGCCATTGTTTATTACTATCATTTTATTTCCTTTGGTCTCGGAGTTGTTTCTCAAGGCGGGCACGCTCTTTGACTGCACCTACGCCTTCTCCGAGGAGTGCGTCTAGTTTGTCTAGTTGCTGCTGTGCTGTGCGGTTTTCACGCTGCTCTGCCCTGTCCTCTGCGGCTTCACGGCGTCTGTCTCTGTCTTCTAGTCCTTTTCTCATTGTCTTTCCTTTATTGTTGGCAATCGCCCATTATTGTGTATTGTATGTCGATAGTTGAACCGCCCTCTGGGACGTGATCTGGTTCGAAGTCTACTGTGTTGTCTGCTTGTGTTAAATGTTTAAACATGTATTTCTCCTTTTATGCGGCATGAACGATTGTAACGTCCGTTTCGTAAGTTATAGAAAATCCGTTAGACTCTGGTTCGCTGGGTGAGTTTGTCCAGTGAACCCACCATCTCATGTGCTCGTCTGGATCGTGCCTCATTCCCCACGTATTGATCTTTCCAGTTTTGCGAATAATAAGCCCAACTCCATAGTCGTGCCAAGTTGACTTGTGTTTTACCAAGTCTCCAGATTTGATTTGTGCTCTCACCACTTTATTCGACTCTCTCAAGAATTATGCCGCGGCCAAAGCCTCCGGCAGCTTGTGCCTTTGCAAGTCCTGCCTTGGCAACCGAAGCCATCTTAAGGCTGTGAATCTCGATAAGCGAAAAGACTGCCTCAACAAGGTCGGCTGCCTCAACGAGTGAAGGATCTGCCCGAAACTCTTCTAGCTCCTCTGCCACCTTATTAAATAACTCGCGCTTATGTTCTGCTACATCGGCAACATGATAAATCGGAGTTTTTCCATCTTCTATGATTATTTGGGGTATCTTATCTCTAACGAGTTTCACGCGGGCTCCCTGACCTTTTCGCTAATTGTAAATAGTCCAAAGCAACTTCACTCGTCTCTTCACCAGCGATTTGTCGCTCTTCTGTATCTCTGGCGTCTGCGAGTTCGTACTTTTTATTCCTGATGTCATGGAGTATCTCCACCACCAAGGTAAAGACGCTATAAAAGATAATAGATCCAATTACTAAATAAGCAAACTCAATCATTTTGTTCCTCCGCTGGTTGTACTGTGTATTTGTCTTCTGTTACTTTTACTAGGGTAAGCATCTCGTTATCTCTCTTTAGTTCTTCCCAGTATGTCGGGGCGGCGATGTGAATTTGCTCGTTAAGCGCTTTTCTGAACAGGCTCTGCAAGCCCATCCCATGCATCCAGCCCTTTGGGCGCGGTAGGTAGATTTTACCATCGCTCGTCCTAATAAAGTTAGTACTCATCATCTTCTGTCGTGATGAATGTGGGAGTGCCCTCGCCAAGCCATGCCCCTGCAGTATTAAAATCAAACCACTCGGCAGCTTCCTCATCTGAACACTCAAGCCACACCTGAATTGCAGCGATGCAGAGATAAGTGTCGTAAGCTGCAACATTCATAGATTCAACTCTCGGCCAATGATCCTCTGGCGAGGCAACTACCCCTACAAGGGCTTTATCAAAATGTTCGCGAGGCTCTAAGAATAGGGCTTCGGGGTGAATTTGGTTAATCGGCTGAATTGTCATTTTGTGCTCCTCTGGTTGTTATAATATATTCTATCACGTTATGATGTGAAAGTCAAAATTTAATTTGTAGCACTTTTGTAAATTTTCTTTGCTAGCTCGAAAGATTTAATGTCGTGTGCCTCATAGCCGAGCTTTTTCAATACCTCTACTATGATTGCGCTTCGACGACCAGACCTACAGAAAACTGCGATTTCGCCATCCAGTGGGATCTCGTCTAAGCGGTTTAGAACCTCTGAGTGGGGAATGTTTATACTTCCCTCTACGTTGCTCTCGGCTACTTCCTCTTCGCTTCGCACATCAAGTAGCGTAATTGGTAATGTTGTCATCATCTTCCTTATTCGTCTTATCGGCGGTGTGGCCTGCGATGCCTGTGTCCGCGGGGAGGTGAGCTGGGGCGGGGGCGACCGTCAACGTATCTGATGTGAGTGCGGGGGTACCTACTTAACATATATCGCTGCACACTGCGACGTTCCCAGTGGTTATGCTGCCAAGATCCGGTCGGAGTGTAGTGACCGGGTACCCAGACCCAAGCTTGAACCATTTGTTGTGAAACATGATTAGGGTGATGTGCTGATTGTGGGTGAGCGTAAGCAATACACCCAGTTGCAAAGAGCAACAATGTTGCTGTGAGTAAAGTTTTCATTTTGTTTTTCCTACTGGTATTGAAATATCTTCTGGTTCTTCATAAAAGTCTGTTGCGTTGCCGGATCGGTTGCTGAATCTATAGATAATCTCTTCATCCATGATTTTTTCAACATGCTCGCGGAACTCGGTATCGCTATTAATTAGTGCAACCCACTTAGATGGTTGAAATTTCTTTTCATAATTGTCTGTTTTAAGTGTATACCACGCCCCCGCAGAAGTGAGATTATCAGATCCTTTAATGGCATCAAACCAGCTTTCTTCGTCTCGAACGCCGATATCAACTGAACCCCACATGATGCGAAAAGCACAATTACGACCCTGAGTTCCAAATCTAGATTTTTCAATCCTGACCTTAACCTCCGATCCTACTCGATAGCCCTTATCGTCCAACACAAAAGCTGATTTGGCCTTTCTTCCTGTGAGCCAGATCCTTAGACTATATGAATAGACCAAAGCTTTGCCACCCGGAGTGATATAGGGCGTAGTCATCGCCGTTATACGGGCGAGAGGGCCGCTGGTAATGTTGTCCTTAAGCTGGTTCAATACGAGGAGAGTTGCTTGCTTATCTGCAATCGGGAGAGTAATCTTAGACATTCCCTTAGCAAGAATACGTGCTTTCACTGCCATAGATGATTGAGGGTTGAAATCACCCTCTACATCGGAAATAGCGGGAGTGAAAGCCAGCGAATCCCACACAAACAAGATCTTCTCGTCTGTTGCACCAAGAAGCTCCTCGATCATCTCTAATACGAATTCGACAGATGATGCCTGTACATACATGAGGTCATCCAAAACACAGCCTGCAGACTCCAAGAAAGTCGGATCAATCGCAGACTCCGAATCGAAATATACAACCAATTTGCCTTGCTTCTGGGCGTTGGCTGCAATTTGTGCTGCCATGTAAGACTTGCCTGTAGATGTTAACCCCGCAATCTCGGTAATTTTACCGACGGGAATTCCAGCGAGCTGACCTTTGCAAATAATACTATCTAACCACCTAGAACCTGTTGGGATCCAATCTTTTACCTCTGTCGGATTTGCTTCCGTTAAGTTGTGTGCGACATTTCTGCCGGCTTTTTGATTAACAAGCTTTCTCAAGTCTTGCATTGAAACCTTTCCGGGTTTAGTTTTGGCTTTTCTAGCCATTGTGCTCTCCTATCATTAAAATTTCTCTAGCCTTTTTGGCGCTATGCGTTCCATCCGTGTTTTTCTTTCGACGACCAGCAGTGTACGTTACGTCAAAATAAACAAGGTCATTATCTCCCTGCCGAGATTCGAAGAACCCATCTCCCACATCTCTATTAGACATCATAACATGGCAGCCGGCGGATGTCAAGTCATTTAGTAGTTTAATTACCCTCAGCTGCAGCGTGTCATCAAAAAAAACACCGTACTGGGTGAAGGAGCCTCGATAAGGAGGGTCTAGAAAAACAAAGCTATTAGGTTGTGCGTATTCAAGACAATCAGTAAAATCGCCAGAGATCAGCGTGCACTTTTGCAGCGCTTCGTGCCACTCCATCACGTTATCATAATCATAGACCTTATCTTTCTGATTTAACAAGCCACTCGGAGTGCCGAACCGACCATTAGTATTTTTGTTGATCTGCCAGATTCCATTGAATCCCGTCTTCATCAGAAAGTACAGGGTTGCTGCTTCTTCTGTGGCTGTCCACTTTTGATAGTTGTATGCGTGTTCTTGACGCAGAGCATAATAGAACTTTTTGCGCTCGGGCTTCGAGAGTGGCAGGAAGTCCTCTTGGTACTTGTCCAGTGTGGTAAGAAAATTGCCTACGTCATTGCGAATCGACTGGTAAATTCTCATGATGTCTTCGTTTACATCATTTAGGAAGAATGTCGCTTCGGGGTTTTTCTTGTAAGCCCACACAAACATAGCACCGCCTCCCAAGAAGGGCTCGATGTAGCTATCGAACTGTTCAGGGAGATAATTCGCATACTTCTTGAGCATCTTGTTCTTGCCACCAGCCCACATAAATAACGGTTTCATTAAACAATCTCCATGATTTGATTCACAACTTGATCGATGTTCGCAAATCCTTGTTCTATTATTGCATAGTTTGCGTCCTCAAGCAAGAGTTTTATTTCGTCTTGATACTTCTGTCCTTCAAAAGTAGTGCCTGAGAAGACTAGAAAGAAGGGCTCATCTGCCAAGGAAGGATCGTTGTGGCGCACGAGTCGCTTTAACGGCTCGGAAAGATATTTGTACACACGTTCATGCGCGTTACCACCCTTGTTGCCCGTCTTCTTTTCGACATAAAGGCTCTTACCTGTCTTGGTGTTCGTAATCTTGGTGTCCAGCACAATGCCCTTGCCATCCGAATAAATCGTCAGCTTAGGTGGGTTCTCAACCACCTCATAGTGCGGCGGTAGCCGAAAGCGCACCGCAGACGCAAATGTGGTCTCTCCGTTCTTACCTGTCTTTCCTGCCAAGTCCTGCCAATTGTCTCTATTTGATAGTGCGTTTGCACCCATGTTTATCTCCCATAATTTGTTATAATAATCTCTGACGATTTCTTGCTCTTGTTCATCCCATAAGACCATTCTGCTGCGATGATCTCGTAGTCTTTATACATTTCTCTGATCTCCTCACAGTCATTATATGACATAACCCACCGATCTCGTGTTGATAAGATGGAATGAAGTTTCTCGTGCTCAAAGCCTTTGTGAAGGTCGCCATTAACGCCGTATAATGAGTTCTGACTGGTTTCAAGCATGTAAGGGGGGTCTAGGTAGAGGAAGGCTTTAGGGTGGCTTAGAATGGCATTCTCGAAGTCTGCATAATCGACTCGGAAGTTCTCCGCTTTGAAATCTCGAAGGCGCTGAACTGAACTATCTGTGAATCGTGCTGTGGCGGCTTTCTCTGACCAGCCGCCGCTAAACGTTGCGCCCGAGAAGCTTGATCTATTGATAGCATAGAACTTGGCTGCTCGCTCATAGCTGAACATGAATGAATCAGTCTTAAGATCCTCTCTAAAACTCTGAAATGACTCTTTGGAGCATCCGATAACACTGTTGCCGTTGCGATCAACAAAGGTTTCGCGGAGGCTTTCTACCTCGTCAGCCAAGCGTTCACTGTCTCCACATAAGGCGTTCCAAAACCAAACAAGCTGCTTCATCTTGTCATAACCAAATACCTTCACGCCTTTGTTGGCTAGTGCCATCTCGACGGAGCCACCTCCGAAAAACGGAGAACACACCCGCTCAACATCATCTGGAATGAGTGGCAAAATGTGCTTAACTGCTCGTGTTTTGCCGCCGGGGTATCGTAATGGTGTCTTCACAATAACCTACTTATTTGAAACTTATTCTGTTCTGGGGACTAATTAAAAGGTGGCAGACTTTGACCGGTCTGCCAGCGGCGGACACAACCTAACCAGCTACTAGTTCATTAAACGCACGATCTACGTCAGACGTTGCACGAGTATTGTACTTGGTAGTCTCAGATGATCGCGTTTCGGCGGATCCGTCTCCGGCGAGTTGCTCATCGAGAATAGCGTCAACTTGCTCCGGAGTAAGACGCTCAAATAGAGTGTCAAAATTCGGCATGCCATCAAGGAGGGCGGGGATAGCTTCCGTGTCCTCAAGCAAGGGGGATGATTTACGACGCATTTTTAGGTTGGTCTTGGGGAAGCTGCCGGGACCGGTAGCTTTAGTGTAGGTCAGCACAATATCTGTACCTTCCGTGGCATCTGTGATGTCTCCATAATCAGGATCGAGCACATATCCAAGCAGCAGACCGTAAGCTTGCTTGCCGTACCCGTAAACCTTAATGCCCTCATCTTCTTTGCCACGCACTACGACGGGGCTGAAATATCGGGTTCGAACGAACAGGGACTTTGCTAAATCTTTGCTGGCTTCGTCATTGTTATCGGTTCCTTCGCGCCATAGAGTAGAAGCAAAGTCGCAGATTGGACACTTCTCCCCAAAGTTACGCTTAGGACACAAAATGCCGCCACGATGATCTCCAACGTTATAATGGAAGAACATTTCCTTAAGAGGATCTCCATCATTCGTCGGCACCATTCGGATGCTAGTGTCTCCGGCGTCTGGCTTGAACCAAACACTGTTCGTATCTTGTTTATTTTCTCCGCGCAAGTTTGCGAGCTTGTTGCGCATTAGCTCCATGTTAATACCCATAATTTCTCCTTGTGGGTTCGAGACAAGCGTTCCTTGTCTCTTTGGTTTTAAAGCACCGATAGCAAACCGGTTGCCTGTATTAGTAATATAACATCTTCGTTATTCGTTGTCAAGTACTTTTTCTTGCTGAATCACATTTGTATGTGCTACAACAAATCCGAAATCTGCATGTGGAGTGCCATATATCGCATATGACATTTTTAGAAATGCATTCTTCGGTTTACTCTTTAGCATATCGACCAGTTTCTTGTGTAGTCCGCCTTCAGTAGCGAGCCTTTCATCGTTTATACAGATATAATAACATAGCTCGCGAGGGGTGTCAAGGGGGAAAAGAAACTTTTCTTTAAGCCTCTTGATGTCGAGGAATCCTATTGTTCGGATTCTATTCATGGCGGCTGGTTTGGAAACCTGACCAATCTCCGGATCGGAGAACTCGAAATAGTTGAGGTGGTGAACGGTTGAG